GTTATAAAGAATCTTTGGACTGAAACACTAACAGTAAGTGACGAGTTAGACGCATCTCGTTTTCGAACACAACTTTAACCAACCGCAAAACAAAACATCAACTATGGCTGAAAAGAAAAGAATAAACAACGCAGTCGGATTAATGCAGGAATACGCAATTAAACTCAGTGAATCGGCACCTTCATATGAAGACGTCGGCTTTGAGGGCCCGCCTCACAACCGAAGCTTCACGATCTCAGCTACATTTAGGGACAAGAAGTATGAAGGTATCGGCCCGTCGAAGAAAGTAGCCCGTAGCGTTGCCGCCAATAAGATACTTGACGATGTGGCTGAGGAAATTGCGAATATTGATCTGGACGATCCGTCTACGCGTAAAAGTGTTTTCGCGCTTGCGTGCGAATTAGCATCGCATAAAATAGCCAGAGGTCTGCTGTCTGGAGTGATTTCCCAGGTCGGTGGATCGGTTGATCTGATTAGACTTTGTCGCAACACAACGTATGATGATAGCGCTGACTTATTACTGGAACTGTGGGATATGAGAAAATTTGACAAGAATGGAGTTGATACGATGGTTAAACACATGGAAAGATGGTTTACCGCTGCTGGACTTTATCTCATCGTTGAAAACGATACCCTAATTGTTGAAGAAATGGATTATGATGATAAAGATCATCCCCGTCGCGATTTGGGAGACATTTAGTCTCACAATGGACGAGGGATAAGCATACAGTATCACCACATACGCTTATATTCGAGTATGCCCTAATGACGTCATCATGATAGGGTGAAGCGAGGCTTCACTCGACCCATGGCTGGGTGAACCCACCAGGCAGTGTCGCCTCGGCATTGACCTGTTGTTAGTAGCTGGTGTCAATTAGTCCTCGGGATGGAATCGAC